TACTGTCTTCCACTATGGCTAAAGCAGTAGTTCTTAATTTTTCGTAAATTTTTTTACCATCACCTTCAAGTTCTATATATCTTTTTTGACGTATTTTTGGTTTCAAATCTAAACATTGATCTTTTCTTATTCTAGTTGAAAACTGCTGAAGTCTAGTCTCAAGTTCTTCAAGACGCTTATAATATTTGGGAACACTGATGAATCTACCTGATCCTACAGGTATATCAGTCATTTCTGCATATCTATTTCTAAAAGCAAGATAGCTTGAAAACCCTAATAATTCTGGACTTAAAAATTGACATTGTGTATATAGATCTAATGGAGATTTTGTTATTGGCGATCCTGTTAGGATACGCCTTATATGCGATATTGGTCTTAGTCCTAAAATGTTTTTTGTTCTTTTTGCTGATCTATTTTTTATGGTGGTTGATTCATCCAGTGCTACAAAATTTAATTTATTTTTAGATAAATATTCTACACATGCTTGAAATCCCCTTTTAGTTGATAAAGCTTCAACGTTAATTAGAAAGATTCTAAGTTCTTTTGCTTTATTTAGTTTTTCTAAATCTTTTTGTTTATCAAGATTCCATTTAAAAATTTTATATTCGACTTCTTCTGGAATATGTGTTTGTATCTCTGTCTCCCAAACTGTATAAACTGACTTGGGTGCAATAATTAAAGCTGAAGTTATTTTTTTTTGAAAATATAAAAAAGCCATATTATCAATAGTAACTTTTGTTTTTCCTGTTCCCATTTCCATGAAGTAAGCCCACTGCACTTTTTCAGCAGATTCGTTTAAAGCATTTCTTTGATGCTCATATGGTTTAGTCTTATATGGGTATTTCCACATCCTATACACATATATATTTTTTTTGTTTACAAGATCAAGTAAATAATTTAATACCTCCAACAGGAGGATTTATGGATATAGAAAAAATGTCAAATATTGACATTAGTCAAGATAGTGTAAAATCTATTTCTGACAAATGTAATCAACTTAAAGTTCTAAGATCACAAATCGAAGAAGAAGAAAAAAAATTATCTACTCTTAAAAATCAATCAAGAGATTTAGAAGAGAGAGTAATTCCAGAGATGATGCAGGAAGCTGGTGTATCTTTGCTGAAGTTAAGTGATGGTTCTACTGTAGAGGTAAAACCATTTTACGCAGCAAAAATTCCTGAGTCACGTGTTGATGAAGCCTTTGGTTATTTGAGAAGTAATGGGTTCGAAGATTTAATTAAG